AAGAATAGGAGCCGCCAAAAATGAGTAATACAACGATGAGTGACGTGTTCGACCTTCCTTTGGCCGCAGATGAAAATATGTTATACCAAAACGATAACGGAGGCGTCATTGAATGCGAATACGACCTTGATGCAGAGGCCATAGCTCTAGCAGTAAACAACTATGATAACTTAGTTAAAGCCTTGGAGCGCATCAAAGACGCACCACTCGGCACATTACACAGAATGTACGCAACAGACGCCCTACAAGCCATTAAAGGAGAGCAATAGATGACTGCTGATGATGAAGCTATGTCGATAGATATTATAGCTATGTTAGAAAAAGCGTCTAATGACATCGAGAAGATACTAAAAGACAATAACATTACTGTTGTTCAATTGGGTATATCTGAGTTCTGGCTAGATCATACAGGCGTATATCCAAGCGGTGACTACAGTGTAAGGCAAATATCGGTTAAGAATGGAGAGCAATAATGAACCCAAACCTAGAATCATACAAAAGGACGCAATTCACACCCGCCGCACAGCCTGACTATGGCGATCTAGTGATATGCCTGATTGATGACCAATGGGCAGAAGGAGGCTTTATACTTGAGCTAAGCGTCGAGCCTACAGCGGAAACAATGGCTGAGGGTTTCGGTTGGTATAACGAGCCTGGTAATTGTGGCAGGTTTTAATCCTTTTTATTTACAATTAAGCCTAGGCAAGGCTATAATAACACTAGGTAAGGCTAAGAGGTAGTGGGAATGAAGGATAAGCAAGTTCAAATGAATTTAGTGGTAGATGAGGATGTTAAGAATTTTATCTTTGATGAGGCGGCAAAGTTGGACAATAGAAAGCCTGGATGGTATCTGAATAACCTTTTTAGATCCAAGTATATGAAGGGTAAAAAACCCACTTCCACTAGCGCAAGCATGGTTTCTCAGTGGGTAGGTCCGGTGGGGTTAAACGTCAAAGCTTGGGGGGAGTTCGAACAGCATAGAAAGGATATGAAAAAGCCACTAACGGACACGGCAAGGACAAAAGCGGCTAATCAGATATACCAGTTAACACAAAAAGAACAGCAAGAAACGGTTGATAGATCAATTCAATCTAGATGGGCTGGATTATTTCCAGAAAAGGCGAAAGAAGATGAAGCGAATAGACGAAGTGATAGAGACGAAGTTGCTAGACAACTCTCAGATCCCAACCGAGCACTGGCAAACTGGTGAAGTAAGCGACTATGAAAAGCAGGCTACGGTCTATTTTTTCAAGCGCTTACAGGATATCTATGGCTCGAAATTCTTTCAAAGTTTCAAAACTACCGATTCTCTCAGGTCGGCACGGCGAGAATGGTCGCCAGAGGTCGGCAAGCTATCCAGAGAACAGATTGATACAGGGATAGAGAAGGTCAAAAACCTTTGCTCTGTTAAAGATGGTGATTTTGAATGGCCAAACATTGCTTTAACTATCGGCATTTGTAACGGCAACTACAAAACAGCCAAAACTGAAAAGCAATTACGCCAGAAAGCAATCGACGCTGACGAGTCTAGACGCGTGTCACGAGAACGATGGTTAGCTGACACAGGCGCACAAGATCGGGCTAAAAAAGCTCGTGACAGTGCAATGAAGGATTGGCGAGCTAAGTTAGCCTTATAAGCGGGAGAATACTGTATGAATAAGTTTGAGCTGTGGTTTTTGCAAAGAATTATAAAGAAAGCAATAAAGCAAGGTAATCACCACCATAAGATTTTTAATCTTTACAAGATGATAACTGACGCGGCAAGGGAGGAATTTAGCGAGGACAGCAAACAGACCTTTGATCATTTCTTAAATGAAATACATCAAGACTCATTGAGAAACACTAAATAATTTAGCTATATAACACGCAGTGGAGAAAGAGAATGGATCGCGAAGAATTAAATAATTTATGGCGAGAGTATAACTCTTACCAAGGCACTTGCCACAATTCAATAAATAAAACAGGTGTTGCCGTTGAAAACTTTGAATCTGTTTTGAGTGCTGCAATGTCTTTAGCTAGTGAGCTTGAAGATTTAAAGAAAGAGCGCAAAGAACCTAAATACGAACATCAAAGCACATCGCAGGAAGATTCGTTTCTTTGGGAGGACGAAGAACCAGATGAGGCAAAGGCAACCGCTGATTTTGCTAGATACGGTTGAAAATAAACCTAAATAATGTCACATAGGAGGGCTAACAATGGGTGTATCATTAAGCTGGAAACCTACAGATCCAAGTCAAGGCACTTCATTTGCAAGTGGATCAAAATTACATTCGATTCTAGAAAACAGTTTTGGTGGATTCCCTATAACATTTACTAACGCCGATGTAAGCAAACTGGAGGGAATTATGGCGTGTGGATACGAAGATATACAAGATCTTATAACAGCAATTTACAAACACGAAAGCGTTGACGTTGAAGATTGTTGGTGGTCAAAATAGAGGGCTACCCTACGCCCTCTTTAGCCTCCAGCTCTTCAAGCAGTCTATCGTATAGCTCATGCCAAGATCGTCCTTCACCGTCAACACAGAACAAACCACGAGTTAATCGCATCCAATAACCTCTAGATATTTTATTTACTTCTAATGCAGGGGCCATCATATCTTAGCCCTTGGCATACGCACGGCACGAAGCTTGCCCTTTGTGATTTCTTCAATCTGGATAGCTCTGTCAGCAGGAATCAGCCCACTTACTTTCCAGTGACTAATGGCCCCCACGGTAACACCGAGTTTACCCGCCATTCTCTCAGGCCCACCCAAATACAAAATAATACCTACAACTGTAGTCTCTTTTCGCTTATCCATACTGCCTCCAAGTTTTTTATAGTGTAACTAAAATAATATTATAGTTCCACTAGACAAGTTGATTATAGTGGTGCTATATTTGAACTCATCAACACGAACTACGGAGAGCAGGCATGATTAATGTAATAATTTGGGTTTCGGTAAGCGCGGGAATAGTTGCTGATAATTGGTATGGTCTTGAATGGGCTGGGAACATATCAATTTTTGTAGTGTGGTTTTTCGCGGTTTTTAGTCTTCTGGTTTTATTAATGCCTGATGAAAAGTTCCTTGAGGCAATAAAGGATGAAGGAACAATAAAAAAGTATTTGTTTAGAGCTTTTTACTTTATCGCTGTAAATGTGATGCTTGCGGCGGGTTGGTTTGTCACTGCTACGGCGTCTGTCATAGGATTTGTTTTGGTTTATGCAAAAACCGCTTCTGCTAAAGAAAAGCTATCTGAAAAGTCAAAGGAGGCATAATGGACATACAAGACTATCCAGAACTGAAAGAAGCATTAGCCGCTTTGATAAACGTACATCATGACAGCCTGGAAGATTTCTTTGTTTGCCACTTACCTCCAATGGATCGTGAAACACTGAGAATGGCTTATATCCATGACGCTGATGTCGAGGAGATAAAGTCAGCAATAAATGGTGATCAGATAGCAAAAGAAATCAAGCGCGGAATTGTTACGGGTATCGCTATACAGGACGCATTATTCGAGAAAATCAACAAGATAGCGAAATTAATGGGGCCGACACTTCGAGAGATAGAGCGGTCAAATAACCAGAAGGATAGGATTGATGAGTAATAAAGCGCTTGCAGTACTTGCCGCCAGCAAAGACCGTTTCATAACCTTAAACAAGGCCAATGATGATTTACTGTCATATGAGCAGGAATGTATTTTTGCCAAACAGCAGCTAGAAAAAAACGATTTCACTATGAAGACGGGCATAAACAACCAGAGAAGCCTGCAGGGGGCGATTCTAAACGTAGCGGCTATTGGTATTAGTTTGAACCCAGCGAAGCAACACGCCTATTTGGTGCCTCGTGGAGGGGCTATATGCCTGGACATAAGCTTTCAAGGCCTTAGAAAGATTGCTACAGATAGCGGTGCAATTGAATGGGCAAAAGTGGAGCTCGTTTATAAAAATGATACGTTCAAATGGACAGGCCCGGTTACCGTTCCCGTTCATGAGGCAGACCCGTTTAGTAAGGATCGGGGGGAATTGATCGGCGGGTACTGCCTTGCGAAGTTGCCAAGCGGCGAATACATGGTTGAAGTCATGAAGGTAGAGGAAATCAACAAGATACGCGACACCTCCAAAGCTTCAAAGAATGGCCCTTGGGTCAACTGGTATGATGAGATGGCAAAGAAAACCATCTTAAAGCGAGCATTCAAGCAGTGGCCCCAAACTACCAATGACCAAATTGGCAGGGCTAGACTAGAAACAGCCATCAGTGCGTCACACGATGCCGAAGGTACAGCCTACAGCCTAGAAGAACATGCCGAGTACATGAACCTATTTAACGCTGGCAATGGCTTAGACTTCTATCTAATGCGGAGACGTACCGAGGAGGATGTTTGGAACGCTCTATACAATTCATTCGATAAAGGATTTAAGGTTAAAAATAAAGAGATCGCTGATAATTTGGAGAAAGAGGGAATAGCTGTAATCCTCGAATATGTGGTAGAAGTTGCTGATTTTAAGGCTATGCAAGACCCTGGTGCGGCAGCAGAAACAATGTCAGAACTGAGTGAAGAGGAATTAAAGTTAGTAACTGATCAACTTAACCCAATAGATAACGAATGGTTATCAAAAGCAATACAGGAATATTCATAATGGCTAGAAAAGGCATCAATAAAGTTATCGTCCTGGGTAATTTAGGCCAAGACCCAGAAGTCCGGTACATGCCCAACGGTAACGCTGTAACAAACATAAGTATTGCAACAAGCGAGTCATGGCAGGACAAGCAATCAGGACAGAATCAAGAGCGTACAGAATGGCACCGTGTTGTTTTCTTTAATCGCCTTGCTGAAATTGCCGGTGAATATCTGCGTAAAGGCTCAAAGGTTTACGTTGAAGGCTCTCTTCGTACTAACAAATGGCAAGACCAAAGCGGCAATGATCGATACACCACAGAGATTGTAGCCTCTGAAATGCAAATGTTAGATACAAAGCCTAGTGATAGTTCGGGTTACAGCACCAATCAACAGCAAAACATGTCAGGTAAAAATCACAACCAACAAAGCGGAATAGAGCGCCCTACTGATAACGGCGTTCCTCCTGCTATGGGTGGTGCAAACACCCAGGCACAAGGTGGGCTTGAGGACGACATACCTTTTTAAATTAAACGGACGTAATTGAAATGCATCAACGGCAAAGGCGAACCAACACTATAACGATAGCAATTATTTTAATAGCAATAGCGTTCACAGCCTTGGCGCTGTAACCAGTTTCGTTCCTCTCTCATGTTAATGGGGTACATCGCGGTATTACCCTGCCGCACTAGGGAGAGAGGAACGAATTTAATAACAACGCAAAATAAAGGAACTGCACAATGGAACGTCAAGAAATTGAAAAAGAAGCAAGCAAAAAAGGGCTAAACGCCCCGAGAATAACCCAACATCAGATTGACCACACAATAGTAAGCGAGCAGTACCACATATTTGACGGGTCACAACTTACCGTATGCTGCCTCACTCTTGAAAATGGGTTTACCGTCACTGGTGAAAGTGCGTGCGCCAGCCCTGAAAACTTCAACCAAGAGCTAGGCAGAAAAATAGCCTATGCCAATGCTAGTCAAAAAATATGGCCTTTAGAAGGCTATCTACTCAAAGAACGTCTTTACCGCCTTAGCAAATCATAAACACCACAACATCAACAACCCCGTCAGATTCGTCTCGCGGGGTTTCTGGGTGCAAGCATTAGCTTTTAATTTAATTCAACGGAGATAGAAAATGATTCAACCAACAATTGGCCGCGTAGTTTTATATACCCCGCCAACAAAAGACCCTGATGATAAAGGGTTTCAGCCACACGCCGCCACAGTTGCCTATGTGTGGAATGATCGAATGGTAAACCTATCAATTGTGGATCAAAACGGTGTCCCTTATAGCGCTACTTCTGTTCAATTAATCCAAGACGATGATGACATTCCAGAAGGCGCAGGTTATTGCGAGTGGATGGAATACCAAAAAGAACAAGCAGCAAAAGAAGAAACCAAAGCAGCATAACCGCCCCGTCTCGCTTAAAAGCCTCCTTAATTGGGGGCTTTCTGGGTGAAGGCATACGCTTTCATAACTTAAACCTAGAGGAGGTAGAAATGGGACGCATCTTGTTAGCTTTAACGCTGCTTATGTTCTCTTTTACTGCAATGGCTTCAACGCTTGAGCAATTCCAACCTTACCAGTTGGAAAATAGTATTTCGGTAGATGATGTTGGTATTAACCATATAGGCACTGGTAGCGAATCGGAGGTAGAAATATTTCAGCCCGGTATTGCTTACATTGGTGGTGGAGGTTCTGGTGGTGTAACAGCATCCCTTGAACATAGTGATAATCACATGCCTATTACCGCAACTGCATTTCATTTAGAAGACCCCGGCCTACGAAGCCATAACGTTTCCACTGTGTAAGAAGTATTAAACAATCAGCCCTGCCCTTCCTTAAAAGGTCGAAGCTCTGCAGGGCTGATTCTAACAACAGAGCAAGGGCCTGAATCATGCCAGAAGTTAAAATTGAAGTAGGCGAGGAATTAGGGGTCTTTACAAGTAAAGCTCATTGGATTGATAGCGCCCAAAGAGTTTATACAAAAGCATATCAACAAATTGGCTCTAAAGATGTTATTACGCTTGATAGTGCAACGCCCCGCCGAATAATGCTAAGAGGTTTGCAGTTCAAAAATGCAGATACTGATTGCACCTACCCTGCCGTTGTATATGCAATCAGCGCTAACTAAGACGCTTTGCTGTCGGGAGGTAGAGTTTTGACTGAAGCAAAAGATTTGCGATGCCCCAACACATTGAGCGGTAACCATGAGCCATTACATAACGCTATAGAGACTCAATATGTTTGCGCTCAGTGCAGGGCGTTTTTGGGTTTCATACCTGAGAGTGAGAAACGAATAATACCAGAATGGCGCAAGCGTTAAGACGCTTTGCTCTGTCGCATAGGAGTGACTTAACAATGAAGAAGTATCTAGTAGTAGTTAAGTGGATTTATACAGGTGAAATTGAAATCAATGCATCAACTAAAGAGGATGCAGAAAAGTTGGCTATGGCTGAGGATTGTGAAGAGGTTCCTGATTCACTCTACGAAGTTATAGCGACCGAAATCGAACAAGAGAGTTAACGCGTGAAAATGTCGTTAGCGCAGTTTTAAATAAATGGAGAATAAAAATGTTCTGTGAAAAATGTGGCAAGTATCTAATGCGCATTCATATAGACGGCGAAGAAAGAAAGCAGTGCTTATGCAAAGAATTCACCATCATTGATGAGGGAGGCGAAGAGCATTCTATTGGTGCAATGAACACTGAAGACGCGGCACTGAAGTACGCTGAAAAGTCTAATTGCGAAGGTGATTACTACCTGATGAACGAGTCAGCTGAAATAACTGTTAATGATGAACGATTCAAGATAAGCGCAGAGCCTGACGTTTATTATTCAGCCGAAGCGCTTAAATCGTAGTTCTGTCGCTAAGTCGTCTTAAAACTATCTATAAATAGATCAATTTAATATTTCACATAACGCAGAATCAGAACTATATTTAATATAATAGAGGGTAATCACATGGACTTCAAAAGCGCAATAGCTAAATGGTTTAATGATTTCATGGATGGCATGATATTTGGCTCCATACCAGAGCGCAAAGTGTGTGATTGCGACGAAATGGAGTGTTTCTGCGATGATCTGCATAAATTGGAAATGCGGGGCCACGTATGAAGCAAGACACTGAAATGCACACTGCAGCCAAGATGATAGTAGGGGTGGTGTTTATCGCGTTAGGGTCTATACTGATTGTATTGATTTCACGCTGACAACCGACAAGGATTCATCAGAAAACCCGGTTACTTCGGAGGTGATCCCTACTTGTGACCCGCTCGCCCAGCTCCCAGGTTGGGTATTTTTTTGCCTGCGTGTTATGATTCCCTCATCATTCGGGGATTTTTATGGCCGCAAATTATATAGATATGGAAGGTTGGGCACTTGCGCTAGTAGCCAAAGTTGGCTCTCAGTCGTTTATGGAGTCTGGCCCTACTTGGTACATCAGGGAACATGAGATTCTGATATACCCTGAACGTATATTTTTTATGCGTGACCCATTTCAGCGCCTTGAATCTGCATATTCCTTCTTTGTAGGTCTAGTTCGTGCTGGTACCCCTCATAATGCCGTTCCAGAAGCGGCACTAGAATCTTGGGAAAAATTCGTAGACTACGTGCTTGATCCAAGGTATGACGATGAACATTGGAGACCACAGACGGAAACTACGCTGTATATAGGTGATGGTACGGATCGCAAATTAGTGCCCACTAAAATAATGCGCTTTGAAGATGTAACAAAATGGTGGCCTAACTTCTTCAGCAGAAATTTACCACACATCAACCGCTCTACTAAGCTAGTAACCACATCATATCGAGGAGATGAGATACGGGTTAAATATGCCGCTGATTATAAGATTTATGATGATTTGGTGCCATATGACAATCTAAGTTTAAATGATCGTGGCTGGCCTCTCAAGCAGAGTGCTGAATAATGGCGTTTACAGTAACAGATGAAGGATCTGATCAGAACTCTTACACCAATCAGCGAACAATAGCATCGTTCACACCAGCCGCTAACGCTTTAATGATACTGACACTTGATCGCAATAATGATGCGGCTCCTGATACTATTGTAGGTCATGGAACCTGGGCTATATTTAATGACGGCTCAGATACGGCTGATATTATTGCCAATGGCAGAACTACTCAGTACGGCCTCCTCACAGGCAGCTCACCATCAGCATCAACTGTAGTAGTAGACTGGCCTAGCTCAACAAATAGTGAGATAAATATACAGACCATCGAAGGGTGTGATGTTTCTGGAGATATTAACGACGCGGTTCTGCAGGTAAATTCAGCATCTAACTACAACGGATCACCAGGCCCATTCGTAAATACGAGAGCGTTATCGGCTTTTGCTAGTGCTACCAACATGGCAATGATTGTTGGTGAAGATACATCAAGTGGCGAGGCTGGGTACTCAACCGCCTTCGCTGGCGCACAGATTGATTTTTACTTTAAAACATCAGAGGATACGACACCTTCCTACAACTCAACAGCCACATTCACGACCACAAGAGGTATATCGCTTGAGGTCGCTGAAGATGCTGGCGTTGCGTCTGTATTAACCGGAACAATGATAGATACGGTTGATGAGGATGATATAACAACAGGTGGCAAAACGATTATAATCACCCTTACAGGTGACACGTTCAAAGCGGCTGGAACCGGGCCAATTGGTTCAACGGCTGACACTCAAGAGTTAATAGATGGTTTTGATGCGGCAAGCAGCCCAACAAACGGTTGGAATAACGAGGTTAGAGATAAAGCAGCCCCAACTGAAGTGGTCAGAACTAGCTCAACAGTAGCAACGTGGACAGTCGTAGCTCAGGCAGGATATGACATTTCGGCACAAGAGACGATAACTGGTACAATACCCACGGCGGTACTTGTTACGGGTGCTGGGGCGATTACATCGACGCCGACATTTACAATTGATGAAGTTACCACAGGTAGAATAATGGGTAGCTTAGCAGGAAAAGGCGGGCTGGCTGGCCCTGGTGGGTTAGCAGGCAGAAGCGGCGGGATGGCAGGGTAATTTATGAGAGATAGAACGGTAGGCGATACATTTTACATGTTTTTCACTACACGAGCTTTTGCTACGGGAATTCCTACAGTTTTAGCAGGTAGTCCGGTTGTGTCGGCGTATGAGGATGACAGCGTAACGCAAATAACGGCAGGTATAACGCTTGGCGTCAGTCATGACTCAGTAGTCGGGCTAAACCTATTAACCGTAGTGGCAACTGGTGGCAACGGGTATGAAACCGGGAAAGATTACAGTTTTGTGATCACCGTAGGTACAGTAGGCGGCGTTTCAGTAGTTGGTGAGGTTGTAGGTGAATTCTCATTATCACTATCGGCGGCGGCTATTGATTTGGCTAATGGTACTGACGGGCTTACGGCGCTTAAGACTGGAATTGATGACGTCCCAACTGTTTCAGAATTTAACGCTAGAACCTTGGTGGCTGCTAGCTATTTCGATCCAGCAGCTGATGCAGTGGCAAACGTTACATTGGTGGCGACAACGACAGCATTAACTAATGTAATCAACGCGGCAAGCATCGTAGCTAGCGTGAGTGGTAACGTAGATGGGTCAGTCGATAGCGTCACTGGTGATACAAAACAAACAGCAGATCATACAGCTGGTATTGCGGACATTCCAACCGTGGCGGAATTCAATGCTAGAACATTGGTTGCAGCCTCTTATTTCGATCCAACAGCCGATGCGGTAGCCAACGTAACTTTGTGCGCAACCACAACCACAAATACGGATATGGTGGCAGAGCCCACGACCTTGCTAACCACTCAAATGAGCGAGGCTTACGCGGCAGACGGCGTAGCACCAACAGTGGCCCAGGCGTTATTTTTAATACAGCAAACTATTGGTGACTTCTCAATAGCAGGTACAACAATCACAACCAAGAAGCTTGATGGATCAACAACGGCATCAACCTATACGCTCGATGATGCGACCAACCCAACTAGCAGAACACGTACAACATAATGTCGATAGCGCTAGTAACAACAGCAGGCTTTGGAAACGGAACACTATTAGGTACGGTAAAAGGCGTTGTATTACGTGGTTATGATATTAGCACTATCATACCTCCTACAATCCCAGTAGCAGATGGGGTAGTCGTAGGTGGTTTACTTGGTGACGGAATATCAGTGGCAGCAGCATTGGGTGATGGTGTGGCGGTGACGGCAAGCTTAGGAACAGGAATTGTAGCAAAGGGTAAATTATGAGCGACTTAAACAAAGGCGAAATAGGCCAACCATTGGTGGTTAACTTTGGTGAAGACATAAGCCTAGCAACTGCTTCAGTAATTGATTTTCAACCAGAGGTTGGTACGACAAAGGAATTCGCGGCAACTATCCCAGCTACAAACCTCACCATAAATGGGGTCACTTTGATTGCTAATGAGTATGTATTGTATACTACACTCACAAAAGACGATTTAGATTATGCTGGAAGGGTAAGAATGAGAGCCAAACTAACATTTTCAAGTACAGATGAGCGGAAATCAAACTACGTTAAATTCAGAGTATTAGCATAGGAGGCGTTATGCCAGGACACACAGCACCAGAACGCAAGAAACGCAAGAAGAAAGTCAAGGTTAAAAAGTAGATAAGGGGTTATATATGGCAGGTGGTAGACCGACAATATGGAGTGAAGAGGTAGAAGCCAAAGCTTGGGAATACATCCAAGGGGGGTGGCAATCTCAGGGTGATGCTGTTCCTATGGTTGTAGGATTATGCCTATATATTGATCGATCACAAACTGTCATATACGAATGGGCTAAGCACGAAGACAAGCAGTTTCAGGACATCGTTAAGGCAATTGGCGAAAGTCAACAGGTAGAATTGTTTAATAAGTCATTAAAAGGTGAGTACAACGCGTCAATGGCTAAGCTCATGTTAACCAAGCATGGATACAGCGACAAGGTGGATTCTGACGTTACCAGTGGTGGCAAGCCAATAGCCAATGAATGGCATATTCACCCAGTTTCAGCGGTTAAAGATGGGGATAGTTAATCTAAGGATAGTTGACAAGCTACTCCCATTAATCACTAAGCCAAAGCGCATCAAGATAGCTGTAGGCGGCAGGGGCTCAGGTAAGTCTATTGGGTTCGGTGATATCATGATTATGTTTTGTGATCAAGGTGACCGCATCTGTGCAGCGCGAGAATTCCAAAACTCAATTGATGACTCAGTACATGAAAACCTAAAGGACGCCATCATAAGAATGGACGTTCAAGGGTTCGACCCTCAAGCCAAGGGCATTTATTCAGGCAACGATGGAGAAATATTCTACAAGGGATTGGCTCGAAATATCACCTCAATCAAATCCATCGGCAACGTTAAGCGACTATGGATAGAGGAAGGTGAATCCATTAGTGATAACTCGCTCAAAGTATTAACGCCATCAATTCGTTCCAGTGCATCAGATAACGTAGAAGACGTAGACCCGCCTGAAATATGGATAAGTATGAACAGGGGATCTACCAGTGATGCCATTGCCAAGAAATACTTAGCTAGAGCTGACAGAGATCTTAAGCGATGTGGTTACTATGAAGATGACTTGATGATAGCTGTCGAAGTCAATTGGAGAGATAACCCGTGGTTTCCGCCAGAGCTAGAGCAAGAACGCCTAGACGATAAAGCTAATCTGACTGCGGCCGAATACAATCACATATGGGAAGGCGACTATTACGACGAGGTGGAGAACTCTATCATTCCCGTTGAATGGTTTGATGCTGCTATTGATGCCCATATTAAGAAAGGCTTCAAAGCTCAAGGTGCACGAATAGTCTCACATGACCCATCCGACACAGGTCGCGATCCTAAAGGCCTATGTTTGAGGCATGGATCAGTAATTGAAAGCGTATTAGAGAAGTCTGACGGTGACGTAAACGATGGGTGTGACTGGGCAACAGATTACGCTATAGATAAGAGGGCAGACTCGTTTAACTGGGATTGTGACGGCTTAGGTGTGTCATTAAAGCGTCAAGTTGCATCAGCTCTTGATGGCACCCAGGTTAATTACATCATGTTCAAAGGCTCAGAATCACCAGAGCGTCCAGATGATATTTATCAAGCTGTTGGCATAGAGATAGAGCGCGAGAAAGGAAGAAATAACAAGCAGACATTCAAGAACAAAAGAGCACAATTCTATTGGATGCTTAGAGATAGGTTTTACGCTACATATCGAGCAGTGGTTAAAGGTGAGTATATTGACCCTGATATCATGATTAGCTTGTCATCAGATATCAAAAATATGGCTCAGCTAAGAACTGAAGTTTGCCGCATACCACGTAAACACAATGGCAATGGTATGATACAGATAATGACAAAGGAGGAGATGTGGACTAAACACAAGATCCCATCACCTAACATGGCCGATGCTCTAATGATGAGCATGGCCGTGGTTAATGTCGAACAACCTACAAGCTTAAATTTTTCATCGGAGTGGTAATGGCTAACACAGATAAAGAACAGGAAATACATACGCTAGCTCTAAAACGATTTCAGCAGGTCGAAGATAAAGAGCGTGGCCAGCGATTGCTTGCGATTGAAGACATAAAGTTTGCACAGGCTGAGGATGGGCAGTGGGATGATGACGCCAAAGAGAAGCGCAAAGACCGCCCACGATACACCATAAATCGTGTAGCAGGTGCAATTGATCAGTTAGAAGGTGACCAGCGGCAGACAAGGATATCAATAAAGGTGCGGCCTGTAAGTGGTGGCGCGACTGAAGATGTAGCGCGAACATTCGAAGGTATTATTAGGAATATTGAGGCAACGAGTAGAGCGGCCAATGCATACGACACAGCATTTCATGAAGTTGTTAACGGTGGCTATGGAGGGTGGAGAGTCGTAACAGAGTTTGGCGATGATTCTTTTGACCAGGACATATTCATAAAGACCACCAAAGGTGCTGTCAGCACATTATGGTTCGATACAGCTGCTCAAGAGTATGACAAGCGCGATTCTAATTGGTGCTTTAAAACTGTCGATATGTCGAGGGAAGAGCGAGAGGGAAAGTTTAAAGATAAGCCGCTATCAGAATGGCCCAAAGACACGCAATCATTAAGAAATAACGGTGCAGGCTGTAACATTTGGCAGAAAGAAAACACGTTTTTAGTCGCTGAGTATTGGATTAAAACACCGATCAAGAAGGTGATTGTGCTGCTATCTGATGGACGAGTCATAGACTTTGATGAAGATGGTAAGGCGCTTGATGAGCTGGCAGCGAAAGGCGTTACAGAGGTTAAGCGACGAACTGCAGATAGTCATAAAATAGAGATGTATCTAATGGATGGTGGCGGAATACTTGAAGGACCGAAAGAGTGGGCAGGTAAGTTTATCCCACAGGTTCCGATGTATGGTCATCAAACCCAGATTGAAGGGGCTGATTACACTCGCGGCCTTGTTCGATTCGCAAAAGATCCAGCAAGGATTTACAACTACGGCACCAGCACAGCAGTCGAGACAACTGCTTTAACGCCAAAAGATCCATATTGGTACACGCCTAAGCAAGTCATGGGTCACGAGGATAAGTACGAGAACTTTAACACTAGCAACAGTCCATTTATGCCTTATAACCCCGACCCAACAGCACCGGGGCCACCTATTCGAAGTGGTGCGCCAGCTGTTAACAATGCTCTACTTGCTCAGATACAGCAGGCCAGCATGGATTTGTATCATGTAACGAATATGCAGCCACCATCATTAGGCGCTAATCCTGAGCTAAAGAGCGGCAAAGCTATACAGGCACAAGAGCGTCTTGGTGATAGAGGGTCGTTCATATATGGCGACAACTTAGCAAAATCTGAGGCGTATACAGGCGAGATACTGATTGATTTGATACCTAGGATTTACGACACCCAACGCCAAGTACAGATCATGGATATGGAAGGTGAGACGGAAACGATAACAGTTAACGAGGAAATAACAGACCAATCTGGAGAGAAAATACTCGTTAATGATCTGGCTCTTGGAAAGTATGCGGTAGTTTCTGACGCTGGCCCAGCATTCGCAACACAACGCGAAGAATCAGCACAGCAGATAATCGAATTAATAGGAATTAGTCCAACAATCGAAGCTATAGCATTGGATCTTGTAGCTAAAGATTTGCCAATACTCGAATCCAAAGAGCTAACTAAGCGACTTAGAAAGCAAATGATAGGTAATGGTATTGTTGAGCCTACCGAGCAGGAAATTGAAGACTTAGGATTGGATCAACCACAAGAGCCAGATCCTCAGCAAGTAGCGATCACTGATAACATCAATATGCAGACTGAGGACATTATCTCCAAGATTGAGGAGCGTGACGCTAAAGCACTGAAAACTAAGGTTGATACTCAAAGCTCAACGATTAGTGCATATAAAGAACTTGTTGACTCGTTCGTAGCACAGCAACAGGCGGGGATACCGTTCTCCATTGATGAGCATAACGCTAGATTAAAGCAGCTTGATATCATTGATGAAGCCCAGCAACAGATTGATGAAGGCCCAAACCGAGAGCAAACAGCCAGCATAGTCCAAGAGGGCTTACCTCAAGGTATTGCAGAGCAAGGCGATAACGCTAGAAGGCTTACGGTTGAGCAGCCCTCGGCATCAGTTGGGCAGGATATAGTCAGATAGTTTAAAACTATCGATAAATGCATTACAATAGATTTACGCTAACGTCGAGCGATATCGACGGCCTCAATTAACTAAGGTAGTTAAATGACAGATACAAGCGCTGCACAGGTGGATGATAGTAATTTAGATGCTGGGTTAGATCAGCCCGAAATCGAAACGAACACAGAAACCCCAGAAGCGGAATCGGCACCCGCACAAGTTGTTGAAGATAAGCAGGAAGATGAAGACACTGTTCAACAACGGATTAACAAAGAAGTATCACGCAGATATACAGAGAAACGCCGAGCGGATAAGGCAGAGCAAGAACTTGAAGAGTTAAGGGCCAAAACCCCAGTAGTATCGGGTGCAGCTCCTGAACTCAAAGACTTTGACTATGACCAGGATAAATTTACCCAGGCATTGATAAGTCATCAAGTTGGTGAAGCTTTAACCACTCAAGCAGCAGCACAGAAAGATGACGCATCCAAGGCAAGCGCCCAGCAAGCTCAGGCCGCTTTCAATGATAGCATTGTAAAACTTGGTAAAGCTGATTGGGATGATGTTGCTAATGCAGTGCCACAATTACCTATCGGGGTAGCTGATGTGCTTGTACAGTCAGAGAATGGAGCTGAGTTGATTTATCACCTTGGAACCCATTTGGATTTGGCTGATAAGTTAGCAAATATGTCATCCTCTCAGGCAATTATGGAGTTAGGCCGTATCTCTTCAAATATGTCTGCACAACCGGAAATTAAACCCAGTGCAGCGCCAGATCCTATTGAACCGCTTAATTCAGGTGGTTCACTCTCGAAAGAGCGAGGGCCATCGGGCGCAACTTTTGAATAAAATAGAGGCATCAAATGGCTAATGATTTAGACAGTAACTTTACCCGCAAGTTAGCGCGGGTATTTTTAGAAAAATTCGACAGTGGGAGAACGTTATCGAAGAACGTTGACACTCAATTACTTGCTGGCAAATTTAACCCATCTACTGGTGATACGGTAGACTTCAAGCGACCTACTGATTACGTATCGGTGCGAACGTCTACAGGTGATGTGTCAGGTGAAACTAAATCTGACATCGTTACAGGTAAGGCGTCCGGCGTAGTACAAGATTACTTCACTGCTTTTGTTGATTATGACGAAGCAGACGAAGCGATCAAGCTGGATCAACTTGATCAATTACTTGCGCCAATGGCAACACGAATCAAGACTGATTTTGAGCTGGATTTTGCCGCTTTCATGATGAAAAACTGTGCATTATTGGCAGGTACCGTGGGTACGGCGGCAGACACATGGGATGATGTAGCTGAAGCTGGTGCAATAATGCAAGCTAGCGGCGTTCCCGCTGATAGCCCTTGGTTTTATACCGTTAATCCATTTACACAACGGGCCTTGGCTAGCACCAACAGAAGTCTCGGCGCTGGCGGTGTTGCTGGTGGATTAGTTAAAACAGCCGTTGACAAAGCTACAATCTCAGAAATGTTTGCTGGATTTGACCGGGTAATGACTGCTACTACCTTGGCTAGCTATACGACTGGTACGGGAGCAGACAGAGCTGGAACAATAGCAGCGGCAGCCCCTAACATTACTTATGTCGGCGCAAAGGACACGATGACGCAAATCATCAACGTCACAGCATTTGAGGCTAACTTAGTTGTTGCGGCAGGTGAAACATTAACCATTACCGGAAGGAATAGACTTAACCTATCAACTAGACAGCCTATTCTTGATGAGACTGGTGCGGTGGTTGTTTTCTCTGGAGTTGTAACGGCATCGGTAACGCTTGGAGCTGCTGGCGAAGGCGCTCTAGTAATCACTGGTCCGGCAATTTTTGAAACTGACGGACAATACAATACCGTTGACTCTGCACTGATTGTTGGTGACGTTGTTACCCTAGGTGGCGCGGCTACTACCATTATCCAGCCAAACTTGTTCTGGCATAAGCAAGCATTCTCTGTTGGATCTGTTCCAATCAAGAAATTGCACTCTACTGATACCTTGGCAACCACAGAAGACGGTTTACAGTTCCGAGTATCGAAGGGCGTAGGCTTCTTAGAGAATGAGCAGAAGGTTCGTATCGATTTCCGCCCAGCTTACGGTGTAATGAATCCGTTCTTTGCTGGTCACGGCTTCGGTTCATAACAAACCAATAATCCCCGTTTAGGCGGGGCTTGCTATTTTGAGGATAAGAATATGGCGTTTGATTCAACAGGTTTAAAAGCATTTGGCGGCAAAGGTAAGGCCTTCGACAAGGGCAAGATGTTTGCTTATACAACTTCCGATTCAATGGCAACGGTTAGAGCATCTGGGTATTTCGACGGTGTATCATCTAATCTTGATTCTGAATATTTTATTGCCGTGAAAGCATCTGATGGCGTGAGTCTTTTAGCGTTAACGCGCGACTCTACTGGTCTAATACTCACCACTGATACAAACATTCAGGCCATTACTGGCGCGGGGGCTGTTGACGTTATTACTGATGTTACTCAGTTCACATCTGATGGCGCAGCACAGGCATTGACTATTGCAGATGGCTATATCGGGCAACGAAAAATTGTTGTTCATGTAGTTGATGGAGGCAGTGGCGTATTAACCCCGGCAAATGGCCTTGGGTATTCTACGATCACTTTCACGACTGCTGGTGAAGCTGTTGAGCTGATGTTCCTTGCTGGTGGATGGGCAGTAATCGGGTTTGGTGGTCTTACCGCTACATTACCTGCTATCGCTTAACTGGCACCATAAATCAACATAGGGGTTTCGGCCCCTTTTAGGTGACACATGATCGAGTGGAAAAGACCTAGCGGTAGCACTATTGAAACCGCTGATACTCCCGAAATTGCAGAATACGCAAAGCGGGAAGGTTGGGAAAAGATAAACAAGCCAAAGCCCAAAAAAAAGGTGACTGACAATGACAACAGCACGCCAGATCGTAACCAGGGCAGCCGAGGAAATCGGAGTAAAGAGGGCTGAAATAACCCTTGAACCTGCTGACGCACAAGTCATATTCGATAGAATGAATGATTTGCTTGTTGAATGGGCTGACGTTGGATTAACCCCAGCTTTCACCATTGTTGCTGACCTTGATGATGACGTGAATATTGACAGTAACGCCAAAGGAGCCGTCCAATACGCTTTAGCAATTAGATCAGCCCCAGCATTTCAAAAGGTTGTTACTGCTGATTTAAGAGATCTAGCACGGGAAACACTGACGGCTTTAGAGCGCTCAGTTATCCATATCGGAGAGGTGGCGTTACCTGACACTTTGCCAACAGGCTCCGGTAATGATTGCGGTCGTGTATTTAGAGATGATCGTTTTTTTGATACGAATAAAAAGGTTAATTTCTAATGGGTGCAAGAGTCCCATTACCATTAGGCTTCGGCTTTTATCAGTCTGAATCTCTCCCATTCTCAGCACAGCGGTGTATTAATTGGATACCAGTAGTCGCTGAGGGTGCAGCATTAAATATTAGCGCATTATTTCAGCCTCCGGGGTTGAAGGTATTCTCAGATACTGGTTTGCTGGAAAACCGTGGCGCAATGGAGATGAAGGAAATCCCTTATTTTGTAAATGGGAATAGCCTTATTTCATTGTCAGCATCTGGCGGCGTAACCAATCACGGCACTATCGAAGGATCTGCACGAGTATCATTAGCAAATAATGGTCAGTACCTTGTAATCGTCGTTCCAGGCGGAAAATCATACGCATTCAACAACCAATCAAGCACGCTAGCACAAATCACTGACGTGGATTTTAGAACCTCTGATTACGTGGTGTTTAAAGATGGGTTTTTTGTATTCGCTGCCACCGATGGCACTGTATTTTTCAACTCTTCACTGAATGACCCGTTTAGTTATGACGCATTGGAATTTGGATCAGCAGAAATTAATCCTGACAAAATAGTGGCCTTGCACGTTAACCATAACGAGTTATTCGTTCCTGGTGCTGAGACTATTGAGCTATTTGATAACGTTGCTGGTGCAGGGTTTCCATTTCAGCGGATAAATGGAGCTAATATACAAAAAGGCGTTCATGCTAGATTCTCCCTTGTCGAGTTTGACAATACCTTTTGCTTTGCTGGTGGTGGCCTTAATGAGCTGACAGCTATTTGGAAGGTGACAGGAAGCTCTAGCGTGACAAAGCTATCTACTGATGCCATTGATACCGAGATACAAAAATTCACTCGTGGCGAGATAGAGGACGCCTTTGCACTAACGTTTTCACGGCGAGGTCAGTTCTTCGCTTTGTTCACATTCGAATCAGAGCGGATACCATCGAAAACATTTGTTTATAACGCTACCTCTTCTGCATTGGCGGGTGGGGCCATTTGGTTTGAGCTTCAGACCGGGCTTAATGATAATAGATTCAGAATTCAATCGATAGTTTCAGCCTATGGTAAATTACTGGTAGGTGATCAATCAACGGGAATTATCGGTGAATTTGATGACAATACTTTTACGTATTACGGCGACCCAATATTTCGACGAATGCAGACAGCACCATTCAGCCAGGACGGGTTGCCCATCTTTGCTGGTGAATTTGAGGCTACGTTTGAATCAGGTGTTGGTCTTAATAATGGAATTGATCCGGTCGTATTATTATCTTACTCCGATAATGGCAACCGTACATTCAAAGGCGACTTTGCGAGAGGTATAGGCAAAATCGGGGAGTATGGGCAGCAAACAGTTTGGAATAGACAGGGTAGGTTCCCAGTATCGCGATCAGTACAACTAACCGTCACAGATCCGGTTAGAGCCAATTTAATACGACTAGCGGCATCTGCTGAAATAGGCACTCAGTAATGGCCTTAATACCACCAAGACGTGACCAATACTTTAATGATGAAGGAAAGCTCACAAATAGAGCAATACGCTATTTTGAAGACCTAGCAGGACAAACCAACGTAAATACCGAAACGGTTACCTCCGCACAAACATCAAGAGGCCAAGCATTGGTATTTGCTCTTGAGAATAGAATAGGCAGCGGTGACTTTTTAACATCAGATGAAACAGGCTTTACTGTCGATTCAGATAGACTCTCTTGTGATATGGACGAAGCGTAATGGCTCAAGACTTAATAAATGTAGGCACAGTAGCGAACGATAGAACAGGCGATACATGGCGAGACGCTATGGGCAAAGCTAATGCCAACTTCACAGAGTTATTTGCTGTAGCAGATGCTGTCGGACTTACATTTATCAGCAAGGAGTCTGAATTTCCAGTTCAAGACGCATCAACAATAACCTTAGAGGCCGATACAAACTATATAATTACGGCTGATTTCTCTACAGCTAAAAACTTTATATGGAAAACTGGCTCTTCATGGACTTCTGGCAGTATTGACGGGCCGACTGTAACTTTCACAGGTTCGGGAACAATGTTTACTGGAACAAATGAAAGCTTTTATATGAATAATGCAAGTATTGATCCAGGTATAGGTAATGAGGCCTTTGCATTAACCGATAATACAACACACACATCAAAGCTATTAATTGAAAACACTCAAGTCAACAACTGTCTAAGATGGGGAACATTCGATGGGGCGCTGTTAATTGAAGTGACTAACTCGAATTCACCAAACGCGGTCGATGGTTGCGTGTTTGTTGGAACTAATGGAGTAATAATATCATTTAGTAAGTGGGCTATGACTTCTACGTCCGCAACATTTAAGGGTATTGACTTGGGTTCAGCAACCGCAACCGTTTTGGAGTTCCAGAACCTGTTTTTTGTGGCACCTTCTGGAGCCTTTGGTATTTCCGGACTTGCCAATAGTGGTAACGTGCCTACTGGCCGCCTAGCAATGGTGAATAATTCTGAATTCCTGGGTGGAATGACTGATCTTGAGAATATATCTACATCAGATACGCGATGGAACTTTCGCGACAATAACCCGACAGCAGACACTTTTGCTGATGCCATGCTATCACTTAATAATAATGCAACGGAGACAGTAATATCATCGTCTAGCACTCCTGTTCTTGTGCTGGGAACGTGGGTAGTAGAAGGGGTTTCCCAATTTACCGGGACAGTCGCTGGTCGGGCCACGTATAACGCGGAGCGCGTCATTCCTTCGCCAATATCCATTACTGCAACGGTGAGCGCGGCATCAGGAACAAACAAAGATATTAAAATATATCTGGCCATTAATGGTTCAATTGTTGCGAATAGCGGAAAATCAAACAAGGTAGGATCAGGTGACCCGAAAAATACAACTGTTCTTTGGCAGATCACAGCGTCAGAGGATGATTTTTTTGAAATTTGGATTGAAAACAACACAGACACGGTTAATTTGATTGTTGAAGATGCAATTCTGAGGATTAGATAATGGCAAAAATCACCATGTTCTCAGGCGTACAAAACAGCCAGCCGGACGTAATAGAGAATCTATACGATTCCCCACCTGCAAACTTAGGCGGAAAAGGTACTGAGATATTGGCGTTTTCAGCGACTAACGATGAAGAGTCAAGCGCATCGTATAAGGCGTATATCTATGATGCTAGTGGGAACTTAGTAAAACCTATTGTGCCACAAAAAATAGTGGTTCGTGATCGGTTCGATTTAGGCCCATCAAGCATAGGCCATACAATACCCCCTGGTGGATCGCTTAGGGTTGAGAGCAGTACGGCGTTATCGATTGCATTCTTTGGCACAGGTAACGAATTATGATCATATCGAGAACGTTTGATATGGATGCTGTGAGAAATATACTCACTTACCCAGGTATTTGGGAGACTATAAGTCATAAAGGCCAAGATATTGACGCTTTCTCCCCTCCAGTTGATGACTGTATCTATTTGATTGATAATGAAGCGATAGGGTTATTCGTTGTGCATCCTGTGGGGGATGGCTGGAAGTGTCATGTTCAGGTACTTCCAGAGCATAGAGAAGAATCTGCCGTTGAATTTGGCCAAAAAGTCATTCAATGGATATGGGATAACACAGAGATAGATAAGCTTTTAGCCTCTATACCTGAAATATACCCAAATGTTAAAAAGTTCTCTGAAATACAGGGCTTTACAGAATACGGTAAAAAGAATTCGAAATGGTTGATTTCAATAGATAGGGGTATGTAATGAGTTTTATTGCGGATATTAGCAACCCAGGGGGATTCGGGCCAGGTGGTGAGAATGATCCGTTTTTTGGTGGTGCAGGGGCAGCAGCAGCAGCAGAAGCAGGCGAATTACAAGCGGCAACCACACGTGAAGGTATATCCGAAACAAGGCGTCAATTTGACCTCACACAGGCGAACTTTGAACCCATACGACAAGCAGGACTAGGTGCTTTAGAGTCACAGCAGGCGCTAATAGGACTGTCTGGGGTCGATGCTCAACAGCAAGCCTTTGACACCTTACAGGAATCTCCTGGGCAAAAATTCATTAGAGAAAGACAGCAAAAAGCATTGGTAAGAAGATCTGGTGCTATTGGCGGATTAGGCGGCGGAAACGTCAGGACAGCATTACAACAACAGGCTGCAGGATTTGCCCAACAAGACATACAAAACCAATTTGGCAGACTTGGACAGATTGCAGGTCAAGGTCAGGCGGCAGGGCTCCAACAAAGCCAGTTTGGCGAAAGATCGACAAGTAACATAGTTGGCCTACAGCAAGCAGGCGGAGCGGCTCGTGCTTCTGGAGTATTGGGCGCGCAACAGGCGCAGACACAAGGTGTTAATAATGCGTTCCAGATAGGCGGCCTAGCATTAGCTGCCTTTTCTGATGAACGACTAAAAACCGACAAAGTGGAAGTGGGAAGGGATAAATCCGGGGGAATATATAGATTTAAGTATATCGGTTCGAATATCGAATATATCGGGCGAATGGCACAAGAGCTATTCATGACAAACCCTGACGCTGTGAGTTTGCATGAATCAGGTTATCTACAAGTTAGCGCAGAATTTGCGCCTAGGGTGGCTTAAATGGCTTTAGTAACAGCAAACCAATTTCAACTTGTACCTGACGTATCCAGGTTAGCGGCGGGACTTCAACAGGGCCAACAGTTTAACCAGCAGCGACAAGCCCAAAAACAGCAACAGCAATCGAGCCAATTTGCAAGCGGAGCCCTTGGTGGTAGCGAGGAGGATCTTGGTAAATTAGCTGGGGTTGATCCAGCAAAAGCCATTCAAATACAAAACTTTCTGGCGAATAAGTCAGAAGCTGACCGGGAAGAAATCCTACGAGAGAATGATGTTCTGACTCGTGGCGCATTGAATGCATTGTCATTGCCTGTTGAGCAGCGCAGGGCATTTGTGCAGAAGCAGCGTGATATTTTTTTTGCTGATGGTAGAAATACGAAAAACACAGACCAAGCTTTAGCGAGTGATGATGCAACGTTTAATCAGTTCTTGGAATTACAAGCTAGAGAAGGTCAGACGATTAAGGAGCTTGCTGCACGGCAATTTCCAAAGCAAGGCGCACCAACATCACTTGAAAAGAATTTGGTAGCAGCGGGATTTACACCTGGAACACCAGAGTTTCAGGCAGAAGTACAAAAGAACCTAAGCAAAACCACAGGAACCACGGTTAACATTGGTGGTGATAAAGTTTTCGCAAAAGAGGTTGCCAAGCAGCACGCCAAAACACTAGGCACAGTTAACGAGCAAAGAGATGTAGCGGTTGAGGCGAATCAGTCACTTGATGTACTTGATAATCTTGGCACTGAAACCGGGAAGCTAGAGCCGTTTAAGCAAGGTCTAGCGGCATGGGGTAAAGCTTTTGGTATAAACACAGAAGGCCTTGCCAATGTTGCCTCTGGTGAAGCATTCAACGCAGAAGCACAAAGAATAGTATTGGCTGTCAAAGCGTCACAGAAAGGGCCACAAACAGACAAAGACGAAGCCACAATCAGAAAGACTGTTGCTAATCTTGGAAACTCTCCGGAAGGTAATCAGTTTATTATGGACTCAGCACGAGCGCTGAATAATCGCCGGATTGAAAGAGGTGACTTCTATGATAACTTCATACAAGAGAATGATGGAGGATTCAAAGATAGCAATGGTAAAACCGCTGATGCTGCATGGGCTAAGTTTAAGCGCAATACACCTATGGTTTCGGCATTCCAAAAGACGCCAGAGGGATTGCCTGTATTTTTCTATAAGTTCGAGCAGGCAGTAAGGAATGAAAACCCCAACGCTACTCAAGCTGAAATACTAGAAGCATGGCGTGCACAGGAAAAGAAAGCCAAGCAAAATAAGGGGCGTAAATAATGGCTTTGGTTATACCTAAATCAGTTGGTGGTGATGTTGATATAAATCTACCTCAACAGAGAGTTGAACCTATCGAAGCTAGGGCAAGTAGTTTGGTAATTCCTGCTTCTGTCGGCGGTGATGCTCCTCCGGTTGTGGCTGATGAGCCAGTCTCTACAATTCCTTTGGCTAGTTCTTTGGAAGAAATTGGAGCATCCGAGCAACTGAATCAATTATCTATACCATCATTCCTATCAAGCGTTGGTGCAATGTTCACCTTCCAGGATAATGAAGTTGGCGACATATTAAAGGATCAATTCCCAGGAACTAAGATTGAGCCTGATGTTGAAGGTAATTTGGTAGCAACTTTTCCAGACGGCAAGCAGTTCGCTATTAATAAGCCCGGGATTAGCGGCCAAGATATTGTAAAACTCATAGGTTCTATCGGTGCATTTACCCCAGCAGCGAAGGGCGCAACTATTGGCAAAACATTGGTTCAGAAAGTGGTCGCTGGTGTCGCTGGTGCTGGTGCTACTGAAACCGCAATACAAGCCGGACAAGAGGCATTAGGTGCAGAGTTCACGCCTAGTGATGTTGGGTTGTCTGCCGCTTTAGGTGGGGCTGCTGAAGTGGTTGTTCCCGCTGTCCAGGCAATTAGGCAGGGTCGGCAAGCTAGGCAGATAGGGGCAGCAGCCGATGAAATCGCACAGGTTGCGCCAACTGTACAGGCTGCACGACAGGCCACAGAAGAGACGGGGATACCATTATTCCAGGCTCAGCAGACAGGTGTTCCGGCTCAGCTTGAAAAACAATCATTTGTTGCTCAACTTCCAGCAGGTACAAGGTCTGCTGTTGAAGGGCTGAAAACACAGAACAAAGCGGCGGGTGATGCGGTAGAAAACTTTATAAATACAATAGCGCCACCTGAAGCGGTAATCACTGGAGCTGACAAGTTCAGAGGTGCAGCACAGGCCGCTGTAGAAAAGGCAAAAAACATAAGGGCCGAAAAGGCATCACCATTATATAAAGACGCGCTTGAAGCTGGCGCAGATGTAGATCTAACCCCATTAAGAGAGTTTATCAAAACAGAGCTAAAGGATCTGCCTGCTAGCGGTGAGATTGCAAAAACCCTTGAGAAAGTATCCACACTAACGAAATCAGAGGGCGATCCATCACTAAGGTTGTTGCATAACGCCAAAGTAGAGATTGATCAAATGATTAATAAGTTTGGCACTGATTCTCTAGGCAATACAACAAAAGGCAAGGTTACGACTGCAAAAAACATACTGTTAGATCAAATGGATCTAGCAAGTGACGGATATAAGGCGGCGAGAGAGGCTTTTGCTGATGCGTCTCCGGCAGTAACAAAAATACAGGATTCAATTATAGGCAAAATTGCTGCACTTGATGACACACAATTAAAACAGGTAAGCGCAAAGATATTTGATCCGGCACAAACTAACCCTCAAGTAATAGCCCAGGCAAAGAAAGCGATTACAGATGTCGATCCCGATGCATGGAGTCAGATTATCAGAGTTGAGTTAGAAAAGCGGTTAGGGTCAATAAAATCAACTGGTGAAGATTTCAACATTGAAAACATTCCCGGTCAGTTATCTAGGGCGCTATTTCCTAACAAAAAAGGTACTGACGTTCTGTTTAATGCGCTAAACCCAGAGCAAAAAAAGAACCTTACATTTCTTAAAACTGCACTTGGCAGAGCAAAGCAAGGCAGGCCGGGAGGCTCACAGACAGCGGCAAGAGAGGAGATTAAGAAGGAGTTAAGGGGCGGAGTCGTTCAAGGTATCAGGAACTTTTTCGATAAGCCGATTAGCTCTTTGGCCGGAACTGGCATAAGCACATTAACGGGTGCTGGGGCTGAAGCGGCATTTAACAGTAGGGTTGCAGCCCTATCCAAAGCTCTATTTGATCCGACTTGGAAAGCTGAAATGAAACAACTGAGAGCGCTTGGCACAAATAGCCCAGCAGCAGCACGAGCCATGACGCAATTACTTGATGACATTACGATTTCAGAGGGAAAACAATAATGGCTACACGCTTAGTATTACCGTTCGCCGATGTAGGTTCAGGTATAAAGCCAGCAGATGGAGCTCAACTTTTCTTCTCAGACACAGGGCTCCCATTTTCAACAAATCCACGACCAACATTTCCTACCGATAATGAAGCAGGAACGCCAAACGCTAATCCTGTGATAGCAGATAGCAAAGGCGTATTTGCTGCTATTTATATATCTGGATCTTATCGGCTTGTACTGAAAGACAAAAACAATGTTCAGATATTTTCTGAGGATAATGTCATACAGACTGCAACAAGCCAGTCATCATCAATGACATACAACCAGGGCGGAACAGGGGCGGTAGATACAACAGTGTCGGATAAGCTGGGCGAGTCCGTAAGCGTTGCCGACAAAATGACAGCAGCAGAAAGAACAGATGTCTCTACCAATGCGGAAACTCTCGATGTTGGCGCGGCGATTACAGCAGCACAAGCCGATGTTGGCGCGGCGGGTAAAATACTGTTTACTCCTGGTACATACAGAGTCGATGTGACCAGTGCAACGTTAACAATCACCTCTGGCGTTGAGTTTATGCCGGGGGCTAAGATTTCAATTTACCGCACATCAGGAACTAATCGCCTTGATATACGCGGAACTGTAGAGCATGAATGTACGCAATTTATTGATATTACAAACGTCTACGCAACTTTGGCTTTGTGGAATACCGCATGGAATGCGAACGGCACTAACCTACCAATCACGTTTGGCTTTGGAGCGAGTACTTATAACCAATTTGACAGAGTACCAGTTACCTTATGCCCTCAGAACTTTGGGGCTATCGGGATTACTGGCAACGATGACTCGTTAGCTTGGCAAGTTTGTTCTGATATGCATAAGCATATGGTGCTTATGACTAACCATGATGTAAGCCAAGTTACGTTACGCGGCAATGAGTTGGTATATCACCAGAACGGCCGAAAATTGTTAGGGGTTCCTGCTGGTGTAGATCTAAGCTCTATTTTAGAGATTAAATGTGGATTCTCAAAGCTTCATGACCTTAGAGTCGATGCGCAAAAGTCACAGTTTTACCAGTGTGGTATTCATTGGTACACCAACGACTTAAATATTTTTTTCCCAGGCCAGAACGATATACGGGGAATGTATGTAGAGCAATGTTACCTAGGACTTTGTATTGGTGGTTTGCCAAGCCAGACGGTGTTTGCAGCGCAAAGCACTGTAGTAACCGCACCATTAGCTACTGACGCACCACTTTCTGAAAGTGTAGTTTATGATTGTCATAGTATCGATTGTTTAGCATCGATCATGGGTAATCAGCCCAACGGCAAAATTAAGTTTGTTGGTGGTGGCATATCACAACCCAATATAACGGGTTACTCAGCTCCGGCTGGTGGCAGGGCCACGTTAGCACTGGCTAATTATTCTTTACTAGATGTCAGGTTTCCCGGTACTGAAATAGTATTTTCTGCATCTAACATTAATAGCCAGGATATTACAGATACAATTCCGTTTGCGACACTTCAAGGCGGATCACTGATATTTACTGGCTGTGATATGGAGCCAAGCACACAGATCAGAGTTAAAGCATATACAGGGACATACGCATCAAATGGGTCGACTAATGCAGGTAAGACCTTCTTTGCGGATTCTTATTTAGAGATAACCAATCCTACTAACTTTGGGTGTAATGTTGGTCTTGATGAGCCTGTTATTGTCATTGATGACAAAGCTAACGGGATGATAATTATACACGCCAGCAAGCCGGGTTTTGGCTCCGGGCAATTTGGTAACAGAACAGCTCCTTTCATGATGGTGACAGATACATTTACAGGATTGGACGCGAGCGCAACACAGGCTGAAATAATAGCAGCATCAACGATATTCATTAACCCTTACATTGGGATTAGGGTGTCTGACTCTGCATTCAGGGATTTGAACCCTCGTTCGATAGCTAGCTCTATTGCTGGGATATTCAAAGGCCTACCGAATGTTGATATTCGCGGCACTGAATTTGTAGGCGCGACTAACTTAGATTTGGTTGCCCCTGCTGATGATCCAGCTATCCCATCAACCATAACCAAATTTGTACAAGCGAAAGGATCGAGATCTGTCTTTGCTGGAGTTGCTGATCCTACTGGTATCGTTTTAGCAACAAATATTGGTAACGGTGTAACAGATGGCGGGTGGACAGCGGCGGTTTCTGGCACCGCATCGGCAGGAAATGTAACGGTTGCGGGTGGGCCTGTAATAATCGGTGATGATATTACCGACACGACGCCTACAAGGATCACTGACGCAATAAGGCTCTCTGCTGGCAACGCCACTGCCTCTCTAACTTCTTCGCTGTTTGGGGTTGAGCCTGGTAAAACTTACCTGCTGACCTATGCAATAAGAACAAATACGGGATCGCCCGGTAATAACACCCATATAGGCCGTATCAAATCCTTTGATATTGATGGCGTATTTTTATCTGACGATGACCCGGTAGTAGTATTTGAATCAAATCTGGAATCAGGGTGGCAGCATATACTTGTTGCTGGTAAAACAGATGTTAACGCAGGAAAGGCGGCCTTATTCTTATACGTTGAGAGTACAGCCAGTGTTGATATAACAATGATAGATTTGTTTTGATGACGCTAAGCGAGAAGCAAAGAGAATTCACGTTTATGATCGGCCTACTTATACAGAGGGCTTATGATACAGGCTATGAGCTTACGTTTGGTGACGCTTACGCTAAAACTGGTCATCGCACTGGCTCTCTTCACTATGATCGCCTTGCGGTTGATTTCAATTTGTTTAAGGATGGCAAATACCTCACTGAGACAGCGGATCATCTGCCATTGGGTGAGTTTTGGGAGCAGATCGGCGGTACGTGGGGTGGTCGATTTAATGATGGTAACCATTATTCTTTGGAACATGGTGGGATGAAATGAGTGTATTTAGTAAGTTAGCAAACTTTGTCGGCGGTTCACTATTCAAAGAAATAAAAGACGGCGTTATGTCGTACTTTCCACCTGATATGAACCCACAGGAAAAGGCCGAAGCAGAGTTAAAGATACAGGAGTTTCTCCACAGAAAGCAAATTGAAGCCAATGAAATACTCAATGACTCAGCTAAGCAGCTAGATAAACGAATAGCAGAGCAGGAGGGTACAGCCAGTGATCTTAAAGCGCTTCCTTGGCTTGGTAGACCGATATTGTTCTTGCGTGGCTTACAGCGGCCTTTATGGGGTTTTGCCACAATGTACATGGATAATAAGTGGTTCTTTGGCGGGGAAAGTTTTAGCGAGCAGCAAGAGACAGCAATGATTGTAATTAATATGCTGGTGCTGGGGTTCTTGTTTGGAGAGAGAGCTATTAAGAATTTAGAGCCATTGATAGTAAAGGTGTTTGCTAAAGGCAAAGACTAATCGTCAGCTTCATCATTCTTTAATTGGCGTCTAATTTTAATTGCTGTCGAGATAGCATTCAGAATCATGACTATCCCGGTTGCCGATGCTGCGAATATTGCAGCCATTACGCTTAAATCATTCATTGTAAAGGCGCTTGTTGCCTCTGCCGTTGCTGCTGTTACTCCAGCCCCGGTTGTTACTACTGCTGCTATTGTGGTCTTCGTGTCAAACATCGATTGAATTATATGGGGGCCATGCTCTTTTATCGCGTCTAACATTATTTATCCTTATCTCTTCGGTCAATACCACCAGAATCAGGTAGCTTAGATTGTCGATCTTCTATCTTGAAACGCTTCAATGCACGCGAAATAAGCAGCCGAATTACGAATAAGCTTAACCAGATCATCCCATACTGTAGAAACATTAACAGGTCGTCCATCTTTCACCATTAAAGCAGCAAGTTGTAAAGCTATAACTATCTTTTCGGGTGTCACTCTCATCACAAAAGCATCCTCTAGACCTAGATTATAGGTCAAAAAACCAACCGAGTCGATAATTGCCAAAGCTGCTTCGGTTAGGCATAGCAATAGCATCATCATGGTGAATCTGTTTAGCATCAACAAACACGCAATGAATACCGGGGAGCTGGCTATATTCCATACAAAGTACGATGGATCATTGGCAAATATGTGATTCATGCTTAACGCGACACAGTAGAATGCACAAAATAATGAGACTGCAGCCTGATTAGACCATTGCTTATCTTGAGTGATAAACATGGCCCATACAGCTACGGCAAAAGGAGCCGCATTGATCACGCGGTTTTCTTCTTCTGCTTAGTTTTGGCTCGGGCAACCTTCTGTTTCTTTGGTGTTGGTTTAGCCTTGGTTGTTTTTGGTGCGTTATTACTTGGTACTCTTGGCATTTATCAATTCCTCGTAAAAATCAGATGGTGTTTTGAATATCAGGTAGCCAGTTTTTTCATCCTTTTTACCTGTACCTACAAACTCGCTAAAGTCGTCACACGTGTTAACGAGCGCAGTAACATTATAAACGCATGTTTTACTGTTGTCATAATACGAGCCCATAGCGCGTTTGATTGCGTTGAGTAGGTGCATGTCTTGTGGGTCATTCATATCTTCACCTTTATCGTTCTAACTCTGCCACCAGTGTAAACGTCACGTTTTATGGCCATTCCGACAGCCTCTTTCGCGGTTGCCCCCATATCCATTGCTGTAATCGCATGAAGATCACCACTTCCAAATGCGTAATGTTCACTAGTGTTGTATTTAATTGCAACCATGGTTTTATCGAATCCGCATTCCCATAAAACACCATCTTTATCAATTACTAAGCCGTATGCTTGAGGCTCAAAATCTATCACATCACCAAACCATGATTTTATTATCGCGCTAACATCATCAAGACGACCGCACAGAATAAACGTGACGCCATCCTTTACTGTTGATTTTTCCACGTTATCACCTGAAATAATAGAGCCCCGAGTCTGCCTACTGTCATAAGCAATAACGCCATCCTTATAAGCTATCGTTGTCATTCTTCATCTACTCCAACTAGTGGTACGTCTTGCCATTCGGTCATTGCGTAGCCATGCTTAGCATGACGAAACTGTAGAATCCTATAGGTTTCAATTACTGCCCTTGTTTGTGAACCGAAAACACCAGGATGAACAGGTTGATGTACCTCTCTTTCCTTCTCTTTGAATCTCAGTTCAATATTACTCATATAACCACCTCAATCACTTCAGTCCACTTACCTTCAGCGCCTTTTCCATCCACAGCCATGACCTGTGAAAGCCACGCTCCAAGCTCTAAGTCTCTAAGTATGACTGCTTGCTTGTTACCCGGTACGATTACAGTACGCTTGTTACTACTACCTTTTTTCCAATATGATAGAACGTAATGATCTATCGGGCCGCCATCAGGTACTCCCCAGCTCATGGTTACAGCACCGACAGTTGGCTTGATCCACTTCACTAAGATATCTGGGCGGTGAATAACTACGTCACATTTGCACTGATTAGATAGGTTAGACCCACCATTGATAACCTTCTCAAGCTTTCGAATATCCTCCTTTACCACTACCCTATCAATTGATAGGTAATATGAGCTACTTGAAACGGATGTCTCAGCCCTGGATGCACCGCACATAAACAGGCAGGCTATTAATATGATTAGGTCTCGCATAATTTCACCATCTGAATAGTTTGATTTGCAAACGGCTTATCATCACCTTTAAATCTTAGAGATGTGGTTATGTAGATGTCTTTACCTTTACAGACCTGCTCCACCTCGATAAGCAGGTTCTCTCGTATAACCTTTTTTAGATACTCTGCGTCATTGCTCATGCGTCACCATCCCCTCTTTGCTTTGCGCATCTTCTGTTCGCCTTTTTGTATCTTGTCGCCTTCTCGGTATCCGGTTTCAAGCTTGTTGGGCTCAGATCTAACCTCTCTCATTAACGCGCCCCACGGAACGCTATTACAGACCAGGACATAAGGTGTACATTTTCTTTCGTCATACATATCAATCACCACTCCCTGCACCGATAAATCCAGCAATCTTGCCGCACTTAGGACAAGGTATACCGTTTTTACGCCAAGACTCTAATTCAGCCTCACCTATGCAATGAACTTGAAAGCTATGACCGCACGCCGCATCACCACCTCCATGATGAATAAGCGCATTATCCGTAAGCCCTTGTTTCTCCTCTGGTGATACAGCGGTACCCATCATTCCGTTGAATTCATCTGCGTCTTTTTGGTTCATGCCTTTAGCTCCCGGTAGTGTTATCTGTTGTTCTGCTTATTTCAAAACATATCAACCTGTGCTGTCTCTCGATCGAATCGCTCTTTTGCCGACTCGTAATAGTCCTTATCTAACTCGCATCCTACAAAGTCAAAGCCCCCGTAGTGCGCCGCTATTGCACTTGAGGCGCTGCCTAAATGGGTATCTAGTATCTTGTCACCTTCCTTTGCATAGTTTCTTAGGAGCCAGTTATAGAGCTTTACAGGCTTCTGAGTGGGGTGAATTCGTACTTCTTTGTTTTTCATGTCACCTTGCAACATTCCTGCCCAGCGATATTTAAACAATCTAACTGCAGTTTTAAAGCTGGTGTATGCAAGCTCGCAATCGGCAAAATGTGACTCACCGTTTTCCTTATCCCAAACAATCCAGCAACTAGAACTTGATTCTGGTACCAGTGATATAAAGTGATTCGCCCCCCATATAACCTGATTTTTACTAACTCGCTTCAATTCAGTGAAGTACTCTGCAGTCGGTGGTTCTAAATCCCAATCTTTTCTAGAGTACTCCACCGCCGAAAATCTATTCCTTGACGCCTTCCCAAGTGACTCACCGATACCGTACGGCGGATCAACAATAGCCAGCTCAAAGGCGTTATCATCCAAGCCTTTCATGTACTCCATACAATCCATGTTCAGTAATTCTATTTTCATTTCTCCAATTCCCTCACTCTAGCCCTGTATTCTTCTTTAATGTTTTTCAGGTCTTCAATCGTTAACTTAACTTTAGGTTGTGGTCCCTCTAATTTCTCAACTCTTTCTATACCGATTTTATCTATTAACCGTGCTCTATATTTCACTTGGTTACCGGACAGGAAGCAGTTACATTTTTCACACTGTAAATGCACGTTATCTTCGGTGAATCTAAGCTCAGGATGCGCCCCTACTGAGAGGTAATGTCCGGCATTTACTTTGCATCCGGTAGATTGTCCACAGCTTATACATGGTTGGTCGGCTTGGCTTAACCTAACCCACTTATTGAAAACCTGTTGAGCTTCTGCCGTCCACTTGCCACGAGTTTTAATTGATGCTTTGAGACGCCTAGTTTCAGCCTTGAACGCCTTTTCTTTCTTAGCTGTCACTTTGTCCCGGTGAATCTGATTCAACGCCAGGGCGCAACTAGGAGTGCACACCTTCTGCATTGATGAGATTGTTTTCTTGTATTCCTTTTTGCACACTTTGCATATTGGTATCTTCATATCGGAACCTGCAACAGGCCTTTACTCTGCTTTAATGCGTACGCTTCTTTGCTTGTTGCTGCGCAGCACGTTTTGCATCTGTCGGCTCGCCAGTCTTTTTTCGTTGCATTCCTATGGAAACTGTCAACTGTCTGCCCAGCTCCTTCATGCAAACAATTTGGATTAGTGCATACCTTATTCATCTTTAAGTACCTTTTGGTTTTTTTCTCTCTTACTTTTCTTAGCCTAGCCTTGTCCTCTGGCGTTCTTCTTAGTAATAAATCTAACCTTTTTATTTTCAAGCAGCCTTTGCACCAATAGGTAACGCCAGACGCTCTAGCTACATCTTTATTAAACTGGTCAATCGGTATTGGAAAACCTTCATGTTCACACGCTTTATTGGTGCAAATCTTAGTCTGCATACCAACACTCTATACCTTGTTGAAATAGGAAAAATACAAACCATAAGCAGAACATAGAACCGATATAAATTGTGCTTATATTCGTATCGATTTCAAACATATAAGCGCTCCAATCTATCGGCTGGCTCACCATTTCCACAGGCGGCATATCTGTCGGTGCTGGTATTGATTGATTGCGTAGCATTTATGACTCCAGCAGTTCTGGGTTTTCGTGGATGTTGCCGATTACTTCATTTTGCCTTAAGTTGCATTGGATAAAATCATATTCAGGAGATCTATGGCCGCCTGGATTTTCAATGGGAGCGAGAACAAAGCAAGGGTTGCAGGTATCCCACTCAACAATCATCAGTTCCTCGTCTATATTTTTAAATGATGATCTAACAACATCCCCCTCATAAATCTCTACGCCGTTCTTATCTTTTAGCCCGGTAAACTGCATTAATGGATAATCTGTTTTTACAGCTTCATACCCTGTAGAGCTAAAAATCCAGACAGCCCCGCCAGTTATGTCAAAATCATTATCTCCACCAGGGCCATTAAATAGCATCATTCCACCATTCCAAGCTCGAAACTTTATTACTCTACTCATTGCTTACCCTCTCTACATGGCCAAGGCACACAGATACCAAATTTCTCTGCCGTATGCCGATTTAATACTTCATAAACGTCAGTATATTCACGCCTATCCGCTTTTGTGGTGCTAGTCTTACCAATGACAGCCTTTTGAATAGGACGCCACAGATACTCTTTAGCAAGCTCACACGTCCAAGGTATATCGATCTCAGGGCGTAGCGTTTTCTTCATATCCAAACCTGCATCATTCAATTCTGTAGCTAGCATTGTTAGGTACTTGTGAAGCGCTGCGTTCTGAAGATTTGTTCGCTGCTTGCCAGTCTTGAAACTGAATTCCACATGCTTGTGTTCGTCGTAGAGCTTAGCTGCATGCTTAAGAAACATATCCTTCGTGTGGGCTGAATTTACAATCCATTTTTGACTACTCATGCGCCGTCAAAACCTGTTGAAATGATTTTAGAATCAATAAAGTTATCAAACTCATCCATAGTTAGTTCGCCTAATTCACCCCATTCATTACCCTGATCTGGCCCCCAATTATCCTCAAATCTAATGAATCGGTATCGCCTAGCATCGCGCTGCAAATCACTATCAATCACCTTGTCCTGTATAAATTCACCAAGTTCGCCGTCAAATTTTATTCCGAACTTCTTAAGCGCGGCGGCGGCGTCCTTGAAGCAATCTAGGTAGCATTCAGTGTCGGCCTGGTCTGTATCGTATTTTTCGGTGCTAACACCTATTGATTCGCACAATATACCAAGCCCATTCTCTAGAGTGTTGGCCAAGTCTTCTGATCGGATTGCAGATTCAGCAAGGCCGCTCTCTTTTATTGTTAAAGTTTGACCGTCAAAACTGTTAGCTACCAAAGTTCTTTCACTGCATGAATTTTCAACACACTTGAAATAGGCGTTAATTTCAGGCTTATGAATATCACCCGCTGTAGATATGTCGTCCAAAAGCTTCCATAAGAATGCTATCTGGTCGTCTTTATATGACGGTGTATTTTCCATTTTCTCTATCTCTCTCAGTTGTTGATGAATCAAATATAGCACTGATCTTTGAGAATGGGCAAGATATATATATGCATAATTTATATGTATTTGTCTTTACTATGCATATATGTGTGCTACAGTTCATCTATCACTAACAAAGAGGAATTACACGATGTTTGGAACTAAGCAGCTAACTAAAGAACGCGACGAGTTATTAAAAGAAGTTAATGAACTTAAAACTGATTTAGGTGAGCGTGATCGTTTACGTGATCAAGTCAGAAAGTTAAAGGATGAAGTTGTTGGCCTCAAGTCTCAGAAGAAAATAGAGACTGAGGATATTAAGCACATGGTGCGAATGAAGGAGGAGCGCTCAGAAGTTGAGAACGACAAAAAGCGCTTGGAGATGGAGCGTGAAAAGGATTCAGCAATTGCTGCGGTAAAGGATGAGTACAGAGACAAGATGGAGGACAGGTTAGAGCTTGAAGTTGGCAATATGAAAGAGATGTACGGTCAGATCCTAGCAAGGCTCCCTGATATTAGTGCGAAGGTTAAGATTTAATGGGCCTTATTGAATTTGGATCAGCGCTAGGCCAAATCGGCGGTCAGAATAATTTTGCAAGGCTTGGGCAGGCATCGGCAGGACAACAAGGGCACGGGATGCGTCTTTCTGATTGCTTTATGGACGGCCCCTCTAAAGGCTTAGTAATAAAAGCAAATCATCCGAAATCTTTTATTGAAGAGCTACAAGAAGAAACTAACGAATGGTTGGGGGAAGAATGGACTTAAGGCAGTACGTGGCAGAGCAGTACAAAATGAACGTGGCAGAGTTTGCGCGTAGAGAAGGGTATGACTATAAATCGGCGCTTAGATACGTTGAGAACGGTGCTAAATGGATCGACGGCGATGTTTACATTAAAACCGCAGCTAACCGAGATAAATCATGAGACTAATCGACCACATACAATCAGAACACAATAGCGACCGCACAGCCTTTGCAAGACACCTTACAAGCGAGTTGCGGATTGATGGCATATTGGTAGCCCCAAAGCACTTTACGCGCATGGACGTGGATAGATGGATAGGGAAGGGCTATCAGTGGATCAAGGGTAAGGTTGATTCTGGTGAAAAGAAATGATATTTGATTTTAGAACAATCAGGATAGAGAAGAGGTATTTCCGGCGTGGCAATGGTCGTGTTAGCGAGTTTAGGAGTTGCAAAATAAACCTTGATGGAACGGAGGAATGTAATGAATGGATTGAGAGTGGTGAGCTAACAAACTATTACGAGATATATGAACTTCCTGATTCTAAATGGGCTAGGTTTAAAAAATGGTGGACACGATGAAAATCCTAATCCTATGCCTCTTACTAACATCATGTACATTCGTATGCGGTGGCAGGTCAGGCGGCGGTAATATCGGTTATCAGTGTGAGCATCAAGGGGTAGATTATGAGTGACGAGAAAATAACAGCGGAAGCGGAAGGTATTAGCTCTATTTCAATGGGTGAAAACGTAGGTTGGATTACAGGGCCGCATGATGCAGTTAAAGCAGTGCAGAAACTTATCATTGATGGCGAAGGATACAGGGCGCGCCTAGAAATATCGCCTGATCACAATTACGACGGAATATATTGCAGAAACGCAACGATTGTAATTTTGAAAAATGAAAACGCAGACCTCAAAGCAGAGCTACTTATAGCTGAAAACGCCCTAGCCAACGCAATAGCCAAGCTACAAGGTAGTAGACAGCATCGGACAGAGGTGAAGAATGATAGGTGATTTCATAGGATTAATAATTATGTTCGGTTTGGGGTTTCTTGCTGGAGCGTTCACTGTGATAAACGATAACAAGACCATAAATGAAGCTTATACAGCCATAGCCGAATGCGAGTCAACCCTACCCCGCGATCAAACATGTAAATACGTTATAACAGCAGAGGTGGCGGAATGACCTTCACAGTAGAAGAAAGAGAGGTAGCTATAAATCATTGCACTAACCCTAACGAGCAGTGTTGTACTTGCAAGCACGCAAAGCCTAAAGATTACATGGTTTATGAATGTCAAAAATGGTGCGCTGATGTTGAATATGACGAGGTTTGCCCAAAGTTTGAAGTAAAGTTACAGGAGAGTAACTCATGAATTACATTTTAAAAATAGATGAATGTTTTTTAAAAGCAAAATTAGAAGGGTTTAAATTATTCGAAATAAGGGAAAATGATCGCGGGTATCAGAAGGGGGATACTGTTACATATTCTGAGTACCCTATCGCAGAACAAGAAATAAAACACACGTATGAAATCACATATGTAACAGCATTTCGCCAAATTAAAAACTACGTTGTTTTTGGTGAGCGTCACTTAGAAAGCAAGCAAGGTTCGATTACATTGCCAATTTAAAGATACAGGAGAGTGATTGTGAAGATAGCTAAACTAAGATTGGCTGGTGACATATTAGGGCGCGAAGGTCTTGCTTTACGAGTATTAGAAATAGCTAAATCTATCGTTGATGACGGCAGCTACAAGCGTGCAATAAAAGGCGCTGGGGAGCTGGAAGTAATAGCTAGAGCCTGTACGTTCGATGATTACTGGGAAGGAAAAATGCTCGACGGCAAACGACATCAAGAATTCAAAATGCAATATGTTATCGACACAACCCCAGTCACAGAATCTAACGAAGGTGGTAAGTGATGAGTGACTGGAAAGACCCTTACGAAGAAATGCCAGGTACTGAGCGCGTTGTATTAATACACATTAGAGGCTTGGATGCTCATGGTGTTGTTTCGGCTTGGTGGTGCGTTGAGGATGAGCCTAATTGGGTGGCTCTTGATGACGCTGTTAATTATGAGCTTGATGAAGTCGATTTCTGGCGTGAAATGATTGACCTGCCAGAAGGAAGCAAGGCTGATGTAGATATAGACAAACCAAGGATCAAGAAGCCTTATTATCTAGACTGTAAAACTGAAAAAGGTGTAACCAGAATATACCTATTGGCTGATCTATAACCACTACCGGGAGTGAATGATTATGAGATCACACGAATTAGCCAAGGAGCTGTTAGAAGCCCCAGACGGCAAAGTAGTTTGCAGTGTTGATATTTCAACAGGTCAGGACGATGCGGGCGACAGGTGCTTTGGTGAGGCTTTCGAGGGTATCAATAGCCTGCCTACAGACATAGGTTTTGGTTCTGACGAAGTGGTCCTGTTATTCAGTGGAAATACAAACTTAGACATTTAACACTACCGAAGAGAGATGATTATGACAGGTGAAATGGAACTAATCCTACAGCTATGCGAAAAGTTAGGGTTTGAAGTGGAAAAGAAAGCTACGCGTGCAAGTATTGAAAATAGAGGCCTAGTAATGGCTATGGGTTCGGCGTTCGATCCTGGACTGGAGTACACGTACACTTTATCAAACAAAGAGAAGGGATGATTATGATTGAACGATATGATTTAGAACGAAAAGAGGAATGGGCAAAGTGGACAAAGCGAATTCCTGCTATCAAGTTCAAAGAAACCTGGGAGGTTAAAATAATCCCTCCATTTTCAGGAGCTATGGCGCGGTTTTGGGTAGATGAGGGTGATGCACATGTCTCTGTTTATTTGGACGTTAACGACAGCTTAGGGTGTGTAGGGGAGCCATATTGGGAGATATATCCCTATGACGGTGACACTTGCCGAGTGTTAATGAGTGAGCCAGAAGAGTTAGTGCAAAGAATAACCGAAGCATTAAAAAGCCCTCTTGCGGATTCTACCGAAGAGGGCTAAGATTAATTATACCGAAGGTTTACGAGACCCGACGTAGTTTAAAGATGAAGAGGACAACCACGACGTTTACGGCATACCCTCATTATAGTTATCTACTCAAAACTTGCAATCCTTCAATTGGGACGATTCTTTATGGATTTCCCATATGAGACTACATAAATGGCTGTACTTAATAGACTTGACCGAAGATATGCAGGATATGACGATTGAATGCTTATGTTAGCGAAGGTTTAGAGGGCACGTTTCTGCACAGGATCAGGGTTCGATTCCCATTAGCTAGCGGTGAATTGTGCGGTAGTTGTTAGCTCGGATTGGTTCCAACCTTCAGAGTACAGCCTTTTATGTAGTTTCAGAGACAGTATTGATCATGGCGTTATACAGGTTAGTTTAACTGGTAAAACGCTCATTCGTGAGAAGTTCGGGGTTCAAGTCCCTTGCCTAGCGTCATGTTCAATACTGTTTCACCGGAATGGTTATGCAGCTTTCTCAACCGGGAGTCTGCATTGAAGAGAGTAAAACCCTATATACCCTGAAACATCGGGCGGGGCGCTAGTAGAAATCTGGGAACCAAGTCTAGTTTTCTTGCTTGCAAGGCTTAGCACTCTCTTCAATGCAGATTTGAACAATCGAAAAGCCAACTTCACAAACGAACATTAACGCAGATAATTATCAATTAGAGGAATTGGTAAGCCGAAGTCTAGGCAACCGTGGCCCCGTACTGACCTAGCGTCCACCTTGAGCATCTTAGGATGTGAGTGAGAATCTTGTAACGCTTGACCAGATATAAAGCTTAGAGAAATGAGCTGGTTAACTGGAGTATCAAGGAAAGAGTATGGGGCTCCTATGTCTGAAGGAGTAATTATGAAAGATTTTAAGAAGATATCCACAGAGTTAATTGTATTAAGCACTGATCAACAATTGAGAGCATTGAAGATCAAAATCAACACAGAATTGGAAAGACGAATAACCGAGGCCGAAAAGAAGTATTACAAAGGCGGCTATCCAATAATTAAATAAAGGTGATATATGCCAATAATTCCATTAGATAGAGATTACGAAGGTGGAGCGGAGGAGGTTAGAGCAAAAAGAAATGCTTTAGCTAGACTCTCAAAGAGATGCCCAGTAATTAGGCAGGCTAACATAGCTTTAGACGGCATAGAGGACGGTAAGTGTTTCGACGCTGAGTACGCCATAGATATGATAATAGCGTCTCTTAGGGGTATGCCAGAGGCCACAGCAACGATTGATCTAATGGATAGAATACTTAAATTAACTAAATAGGTAACGATATGAACAAGGTAATCAAAGTTTTAATGGAAGAAATCAAATCACAACACCAAATGCGGCTTGAGGAGGATGAATGTGGGGGCTCTGAGATAGATGAGAGCTTCGACATACTAAAGGCCGGGATGATTGATACGCTGCTAGAACAGGGTTCAAAAGACTTCAAATTACTTGATGATATTCAGAACTTTTAACCATCTCAACTAGGAGAGTAACAATGGAACTAGTAATACAAATTCAACAAACGGCAATAGTGGTGTTAGTTGTAATATTTTTAGTAGCAAGATTTACTAAGGAGGATTTTCTAGAGAAGGATCACGGGTTTTTAGACATAATATTTTGGTCATTAGTAACGATAATCATCGGCACGGCAATGCTAAGAATCTGGGGATAACCTGTTAACAACTTGTATATAACTAACAAGAGGTACTGGTATGAGTAAGTTTGACGAAGCATTTTCAGAGCCTATGAGTATGAGCAATAATTCATACGTGTTGAGTGGTGCATTCAGTCGCGAAGAGGCAGCAAAAGCTTTCGGTGAATACATTGACTACAACGTAAGACCAGAGGCGCTAGAACAGGATCGTGTGCGGTTTGGATACCCTCCAGAGGATGTTGCAGACGGCGAAGATTTAGGAGCGTGCTGGTATACGGGTGCGAGCGGCAAAGGATCTAAAGAAGTTTGGGTTTTAGGTTAATTTCACATATAACAAGAGGTAATGGTATGAGTAAGGAGTTTATTGTAGGTAACGGCGTTAGAATTACAGAGTCAGAGGATATGGGGATTTTCATCCATTTTGAAAGTGTTAGCGGAAATCACACAGGCCAGTTTTTAGGAAATACAAATGATACGCCAGGGCACAAATGGGCGGTAGAGCTATTAGAGGATCAGCCAGAGCGTGATGATGTTAATGAGTTATTTGATTAACCCCACATATAACAAGAGGTACGACAATGAAATTAGTACACTTAAAAGGTAATGATATTGAGTTGGATGGCGATATTGTTTCATCAGCTAGATATCAAGGACATGCATTGATTGCCACAGAAAAATCCATTTATATGATTGTAAAGCAGTTTTCACATGACCCGGTTAAGGCAGTTAAGCTGGCTACACCAGAGTTTAAGGTGAACGCACCAATCCATTCAATAACTGTTTCTTGTGATGTGGTGCTTATTTGTGCGGGTCGTGAAGTAACAATTCACATTCTAACAGCGCAAGGAGAAGGGTAATGGGTGAGCTAAGCTTTTACTTGGGAATGCTTACAATGTGGGTTATTTGGGTGATGGCTATACTTTTCGACTATGTGGTTGACAGGTATTATCAGCATAAGTCATTTAAAGAATGCATATCAGATACAATTAAAGAATAGGAGCCGCCAAAAATGAGTAATACAACGATGAGTGACGTGTTCGACCTTCCTTTGGCCGCAGATGAAAATATGTTATACCAAAACGATAACG